AATGATCCAATATCTGTAGGTATATCAATACATGAAATAGTTAATTATTTTGGTGGAGATACTGCAGTATTTTTCGGTTCTCAAAATAATTTAAAGTTTTATATAGCGGGAGATGGAAATAAAGATAATTGTTTTGTGGGTAAAATTTATTCAGTTGGTATATCTACAGAGTATAACCTAAGTGTTATTAATAGTCATTTTGATTCCCAGGGTTTTGTAAATATTTCAGATGCAGCGGATTTAATAGAACACACTGCAAGTTATACTTTGTTGCCATCAATAGCATATAATACATTTTTCTTAGACATAGGCATTTCTGGTTATTGGCAAGACTATATTCCTTTAAGTTACTTTGCAAAATATGTAGATAATAGCATTGGAGAAAGATATTATGGCTTAGACTTTTTACAATTTAATATAGATTATCCAGCCCCATCTACAAGCACAACAACCGAAATAATTATTGATCCTTATCCACAAGATCCAGAAGAAAATACGCATGAATGGGATTATGAAGATTTAGACGTTGAATTTGATCATCCTATACAAAGACAATACGCTCAGTTAGGAAATTATTTATTTACTGGCTGGGAAAATTATGAAGATGCTTCGCAAAAATCAATTAAAACTAATCAGTTAGATACTTCAGGTGCAAGTGTAAAATCATATATTAGCCTTCAATATATTCAAGATGGCGCTAACAGAAATATGCAATCTTATTCAAATATTGAATTAGTAAATCAAAGCAGAATTATAGATTTTTCTGAAATAAGTGGATGGAGTACAAAATTATTTGAGGTTGTTGATAATACATTAATATATCCTCCAACAAATGTTGATTTTAATAATTTAGCAGTAGTCACACATCTTGATTTTAACGTTCGTGGAGTTTTGACAAAGCCTATAGCAATTAAAAAATTAGAATATGCTTCTCAAACTTTTGACTCTACTACTTTTAATAAAATAGGAACAAGATTTGGGCTAAACCTATATCCATATAAAAAATCAGGAATTTATTATGATTATAAAACTAAAAATCCATTTAGTATTTATAAAGAAAGCACTCCATATTTATATAATACAAAAACAAGCGGAATTGAAATAAGAGGCGAGGTAGATCCATATATTAGTCGAGGTATAGGAATTCCAATTAATGAAAACTCTGTTGGAAATTATAGAGTTAGCGCAATGCAATTTTGGATGAGGTATGATTTTGACAGATTTACTTATAATCCAATACAGGTTTTAGAAATAGAGCATAAACAAGATATAATAAAATTTTTTGCAGTAGCAAATAGTGAGATTGGAAACCGAGCAAGAATATTTGCAGTAAATCAGTCTACTGGGCAAGAAGTTAATGGAATATCATTTTATTTAAATGGTAATTTAGTAAGAGAGCCAGTAATAGCAGTAAAAGAATGGTCCTCAATTGGAGTGTCTTTTGCTAATAGTTTAAACTTTGACAATTATTTAGGAGCAATAAATTTAAATGGGCCAATGGCTTATAATAATATTACTCAGTATCAGGCTACATCTTTACAGCAGATACAAAGTAAAACATATAGGCCATGGCTAAGAGTTAAAAATGATGGCATTTCTGATATTTTATGGACCTACTGGAATACTAATTTTATTTGGGATGGAGTCTTAGTTCTTGCCTCTAAAGATTTATATGCTGTAAATCCAGGAACAGTATACAAAACATATATAGGAACCAATAAGATTGTTATAGACAGTTCTGGCATAGATCTTGGTTTTTCATCAGATCGGGTTCGTATATTTTCAGAAGTTTTGTGGCAATCATCAGTAGATAAAGCAGTATAATATGATATACTGATGGTTATGAAGAACCCAAAAAACAAAAAAAATGGTAAAAGTTTGCCACGAATGAAGGGGCAAGTTGGAGAATCTAAGATCCAAGTAATTGAAAAAAATTATAATTGGGGTCTTTATGTATATAAAAAGGCAAATGGAAAGTGGTTTACAGACGGGGCTGGCTCTGTATTAAATATTCCTGCTATGAAAGGAGATATTTCTAGGATATCAGAACTTAAACAAGCAGCAGTGTACTACGGAGATCCAGGGGATGGGCAATGTATTTTTGTTCCAGGTCTTACAAGAATTTCAGAAGAAGAATACTCTGAACAAAAAGATAGAATGATACAAGGTTTGATACCAAGCATGAATGATCTTGGTGCAGTTCATGCAGCACAACAAACTGTTAAGAAATGGGGAAGTGAAGAATAATGAGTGAAGAAAGAGAATATTTTCTAGGGGCAAGAATTGATGAGCCAGCAGATAGTTTTGATGAATTTAAAAACAGCGATCCCTTTAATAAAAACTGGTCAGAATTAAAATCTTTAAATGGTCTTGATAATAATTTTAGACGCAGAACAAATAGACTTGTAAAGGCAGAGCCATCTACTGGATATCTAGATAGTGCATTAGTACAATCTTCTGGAATAGACGGGGCTAAATCAAAAGAAATAAATCCAGGTACTGTTTATCATAATGGATATGGAATGTTTGATGTAATTACTCCGCCATGGAATGTATATCAATTAGCAAATTTCTATGATACTTCTTTTGCTAATCATGCTGCAATTGATGCAAAAGTAGAAAATATTGTTGGCTTAGGCTATAAGTTTGAAATCTCTCCAAGAACAATGTTAAAATTAGAATCTTCTTCAGATGCAGATGCAGTGGGTCGTGCTCGTAATAGAATAGAAAGAGCAAAAATTGAATTAACCGATTGGTTAGAAGGTTTAAACAATGAAGATAGTTTTACAACTACAATGGAAAAAATAGTTACTGATGTTCAGGCAATTGGTAATGGATATATGGAGGTTGGCAGAACTGTTAAAGGAGAAATAGGATATATTGGACACATTCCAGCAACCACAATGCGTGTTCGTAGACTTCGTGATGGATTTGTTCAAATTATTGGACATAAAGTAGTTTATTTTAGAAATTTTGGAGCAAAAAATCCTAATCCAATTACTTCAGATCCAAGACCGAATGAAATTATTCATTTTAAACAATACTCTCCACTAAATACATTTTATGGAGTACCAGACATTATGTCTGCAATTACATCTTTACAGGGCGACCAATTAGCATCACAATATAATATTGATTATTTCTCTAATAAGGCTGTGCCAAGATATGTTGTAACCTTAAAGGGCGCCAGATTATCGGCAGATGCAGAAGATAAAATGTTTAGATTTTTACAGACAGGCCTTAAGGGGCAGTCACATAGAACTCTATACATCCCGCTTCCTGGAGATAATGATGGCAATAAAGTTGAGTTTAAGATGGAGCCAATTGAAAATGGTATACAGGATGGATCATTTAAAGAGTATCGCAAACAAAATAGAGATGATATTTTAATTGCACACCAAGTTCCTTTATCCAAACTTGGTGGTGGAGATTCTTCTGCAATTGCTGCTGCCTTGGCTCAAGATAGAACGTTTAAAGAGCAGGTTGCTAGACCAGCACAAAAACAACTAGAAAAACAAATTAATAAAATTGTTCGTGAGCAAACAGATATTCTAGAACTTAAGTTTAATGAATTAACGCTTACAGATGAAATTGCTCAGTCTCAAATATTAGAAAGATATGTAAAGACTCAGGTAATGTTGCCAAATGAAGCCCGTCAAATCTTAGGCTTACCTCAAAGAGATGGTGGTGATGATCCACTACAGATGAAGCCTCAAGACATTGCCAATGAGACAGCAAATAGGCAAAGGGATTCTGAAAGACTAAATAATCAATCTGATGGCACTGCTACGATATCTGGACGAAATCCAAAAGGTTCAGGTAGATCATCTCAATAAATGAGATATCATAAAAAAAGCCTCTATAATATATACTAGTATGACTATATCTAAAGCCCATTGGAATACAGAGGGCGAAAATATTCGCCTTTCAATGCCTTTTAGCAAGGTAGATAAAGAGAGACGTACAGTCTCAGGATTTGCCACACTCGACAATGTTGATAAACAAAATGATATAGTAACAACAGATGCTAGTTTGAAAGCATTTAAAAAGTTCCGTGGCAATATTAGAGAAATGCATCAACCATCTGCTGTTGGCAAAATGGTTTCATTTAAAGAAGATAAATATTATGATGATGATTCAGAAAAAATGTATAGCGGTGTTGTTGTTTCTGCTTATATTTCCAAAGGTGCACAAGATGCATGGGAAAAGGTTTTAGACGGTACATATACTGGTTTTTCAATTGGCGGAAGAATGAATAAGTGGGACGATGCTTATGATGAAAAAATGGATAAGCAAATTAGAATTATTAAAGATTATGATTTGGTAGAACTTTCATTGGTAGACAGTCCAGCAAATCAATTTGCAAATATTATTTCTGTAGAAAAAGTAGACGGTGTAGATATTGTTAAAGGTGCAGACACTGTAATTGAAAATGTTTTTTGGGATAAAGATTCTGGAATTGTAATGGTTTCTGAGAATGAATCAGAAGTTAGTCCAACCACAGGTAGCGTAATGCAAAATATAGGTTTCGTTGAAAAAACAGACAACGAAAAAACAACAATGATAAAGTTCTTAGTAGATAGTGCTAAAGGCATTAAAACTTCTAAGATTAACAAGGAGGCAAGTCCTATGGCAAAAACAACAAAAGTAGAAGTTGAAAAAACTGATGCAGTAGTTGAAAATGTTGAGGTCGCTCCACAGGCAGATGCCGTAGTTGAAACAACTGAAGTTGCTAAGGCAGAAGAGGCCCCAGCAGTTGAAGAAGTTGTAAAGGCTGAAGAAGCCACAACTCCTGAAGTTGCTAAGGCTGAAGAAGCACCAGCAGCAGCAGAAGTTGTTGAAACAACTGCAGAAGTATCTAAAACTGATGATGTAGTTGCAGAGTCAATTACAGAAATTAAAAATACTCTTACATCAGCCTTTAGCGATCTAGTAGCAACTGTTAAGTCTCTACAAGAGCAAGTTGCAACAGTAAGCAAGTCCCTTGATTCTGTAAAATCAGAAGTACAGAGTGCAAAGGACGAATTTAATGAGTTTGGTAAGCGTGTAGATGCTGTAGAGGCAGATACTGCTTTCCGAAAGTCTGGAGATCTCGGAGAGATTATTCAGGAAGAGCCAGCGATGGTTCAAAAATCCTTATGGGGCGGACGTTTCCTCAAAACAGCCGATCTATTTAGATAGAAAATCACTTAGGAGGTGACAATATGTCGGAAGAGATTAAGAAAAATCAACCAGGTTCTGTAGGTTCCGCTGACGGTTTATACCAAGGTCAGGGAGGCTTCGCATCTGGTGGAGTTGGTGGTGTAAGTAACCCAGGTGCAGATACACTTGGAAACATCCCAACAGCAAACTTTGGTGTTACAACTGGTCCTAATGCCGTAAATCCTTCGGGTGATGCTGCAAGTGGAATTTTACGTCCTGAGCAGGCACGTCGTTTCATTGATTACGTATGGGATGCTACCGTTCTTGCACAAGACGGACGTCGTGTAACAATGAGAGCAAACACCATGGAACTTGAAAAAGTTAACGTTGGTGAGCGTGTAATCCGTGCTGCTGCACAGGCAGATGGTTCATACACAAACACTGGTGCTACATTCAGCAAAGTAGAACTTACAACCAAGAAGATTCGTCTAGACTGGGAAGTAACTGCTGAAGCACTTGAAGACAATGTCGAGGGGGCTGCACTAGAAGATCACCTAGTTCGTTTGATGACAAATGCATTTGCAAATGACATCGAAGATCTAGCAATCAATGGTGATGGCACTACCTCTCCATTCCTTTCAATTATGGATGGTTTCGTAAAGAAAGCAACTGAAGGCGATGCACACGAAGCAGCAGTAACTGTTGCAGATAATGCATGGGCTCCAGAAGTTATGCAGGAAATCATTCTTGCAATGCCACGTAAGTATCGTGCCCTAAAGAACAATCTAAAGTTCTATGCAGGTACAGATGCTTTTGCTGGTATCGTAAAGAACAACGGTACTCTTGCTGATGCAGTTGCTGAAGCGTTTGCTGGTCGTATGCCAGGAAGCACTCAAAGCAATCGTCAGAACTACCTTGATGGACAAGGTCAGACATTCGGTGGAGCACGTACAACTCGTGTTCTAGGTATCGATGTACAAGAAGTTCCTTACTACCCAGAAGGTTATGTCGATTTGACATTCCCTGCTAACCGTGTGTGGGGCTTCCAACGAGATATTATCGTTAACCGTGCATACCAACCAAAGAAAGATACAATTGAATACACAGTATTCGTTCGCTTTGGTATCCAATGGGAAGAAGAAGACGCAATTGCGTATGCAGACGCTGCATCAGATTCATAATCTGACTTAGCGTATTCCTTTTAAGGGGAGTGGGGATTTGTTTCTCTACTCCCCTTAAGTAATCTGTTATAATTAGTTAGTTAGGAGGAAAGATGTCTGATTATAAAGAAAATATTGAAGAAATTCAAGTAGAAGAATTAATTGAGGCCCCAGTTGCTGAAGAAACAAAAACGCAAGAAGTGGCTTCTGAATTTGGAATTGAGTCATCTATTTCTGAAGTAGAAGAAACAAAAGATGATGAAATAATTAGTTCTCCAGAAAAAGAATTTTCTGTTCCAGCAGTTCCTGCAATGAATGTAGGACAGAGTGGAGCGATTTCATCTGGGGGAGCAAATAAAAAAGATAAGCCAAGTAAAAATAGTTCCGCAAAGGCAGATGACACAGTTGCTGTTCATAGTACAAAAAATTTACATGCATCTGGATTAAAGTCAATTTATAAAGGATTTAATATTTTGTCAACAGCCCATGCAGATAAATGGCTTGCAAAAAGACCTAATGAGATTCGACTGGCTACACCAGAGGAAGTCGCTAAGGCTTTTGGCAAATAAGGGGTAATTGTGATAGTTTTAAGAGTTCCACCGTATCCAATTCAAATTACATACGATGTGCCAAACGCATCTACTGAATATCATTTAGAAATACAAGATATGGTGGACCTTTCTACTACTACTTTAGATGTAACATCAGATTCAAATAAAAAAGTTATTTTATCTTTAACAGGAGATTATGTTAAATATGATAACTCATATTTAATAAATATATATACAGATGATGACGGAGATCTTGGTAATATTGTAGTTACTGATAGTCTAGATATTACAAGACCATATGTAAATCCATCAACCTATTCAGATATTGCTTCAGAGCAAGCAGAATATCAATATAATGAAAGAATTGCAAGAACTTTAATTGATGCTATAACAGATGGATTTTATAACAAAAAAGTAATATATGAGCGCACAGGTTTAGGTGGAGACTTTATGCCATTAATTCCTAGAGCAAATCAAATTTTAAAAGTTTATGAAAATAATGTGCTTGTATATGATATTGACGATCTAGAAAATTCAACTCAATTATTTGAAATAACAAAAGATGGAACTGCAATTATTTATCAGTATACAGATGAGATTAATAGATCAGAAGGCGCTCCATTAATATTTCCATCTTCAAATGGCGATATAGTAGATTATGGATTCTGGACAACAGATACGTTTCCAAATGGATATGACTATACATTTATTTTAGAAGCAGGGTATCCAGTAGTTCCACTAGACATTCAGGATGCAACAAGAATGTTAATAGATGATATTAAGTGTGGAAAATTAGATTATTATAAGAGATATGTAGGTCAATATAATACCGACCAGTTTAGAATACAATATGATAAAAAGGTTTTTGATGGAACTGGTAATTTAATAGTAGATAAGATTCTGGAGAAATATCAAGAACCGATGTTTAATGCTGGAGTCCTCTAATGGCTTCATGTTGCAACTCTACAGACTTTATGTATCCAATGTGTGCAGATGTTTACTATGCAATTATTAGTCAAGATCAATATGGCAAAATAAAAAAACAATGGTTTTTTGATAGAACGATTGCTTGCAACGCTGCTCCTGCTGGCGGTGCTGGAACAGAAGAAATTGATCCTAAAGTATTTTTACAATATGAGAATAAATTAATTGCAAGAACTAAAGAAGATTTAAGAATTTCTAGCAGAGAAGAACAATATGCAGCAACTAACATTTTAATAACAAATATTAGAGATGGAAATCAAAATCTAATATATAAAGAAACTGCTGGTACTAGAAAAGGAAAAGGAACTATTTATGAAGTTGCTACCTTTCAACCATTTTCTGGGCCATTTGGAAATGTAGAATCTTTTAAGGCTTTATGGAGAAGAACTGAAAATCAATCAGTTGGTGATTAATGATTGCTGTAAATATTAACACAACTTCAATGCAGAGAAAGTTAAATAATCTTGTAGAGTACTCTCTTGGATTCTTAGAGGGTGTTGAAAGTGGTAAAAAAATATTTTTTGATCAATTAGGCAAAGGCGTAATAGAAGCATTAGGCCAATACATAGATGTTATGGCAAGAGCAGACGAAAAAGCCTTACACCATGTATATGAATGGTCTCAAGTTGGCCAAAGAAGTGGAAGATTATTTAATTTTACAACTACTGTAACAGGTGCTGGTATTGCTCTTAATGCAACATTTAGTCAATCAAAAACTGTTAAAGATGGATCAAACACTCCATTTTACAATAAGGCTAAAATTATGGAAAGTGGAACTGCAGTAACTATAAAGCCAAGAGGAAATAATCCACTTGTTTTTGAATCTAATGGCGAAACTATTTTTACTAAACGTCCTATATTAAATCAATTTCCAGGAGGACAAGAAGTTACTGGATCATTTGAAAGAGTGTTTGATACTTTTATGAGATATTATTTTACTCAATCATTTTTAAGAGCAAGCGGACTGTCTGACTATTTAGAAACTCCAACTATATTTAAAAGAAATCTTGCTGCTGGAATTAGAGGCGGTAAAGGAGTAGGAAGAGCAACTGGTATGAAATGGATCATTAATGCAAAGGTTAGTGTAGAATAGTACTATGGCTAGCATACAAGAATTAGGGTTTCCAGCAAAGTGGTTATTAAGATATATTAATGCTGAATTAGCAAAATATGATGAAATGGGAATGATAGATTCAGATAATTTTATGGCAATGTTTCCAACAAATTCGCCAACTAGTACGGAAGAACTTTATAATAATTTAATACAAAATTTTAATGCGGGAGAGCCATTAATGATTATGTGGGATCGTCTTATGAGGTTTAGACCAAGTCCTTTATATGTTCATAAAAGAGAACAATTATTGCTTTTTTTACATACCTCAGATCATGATAAATTAATGGCTGCTAATATAATTATTTCACAAGCATTAGACAGAGAAGATGTTTCTGCACAAGAAGTTAACAAATGGATGGCTGATAATAAAACAACCTTAGAGCCAGTACTTGGAGAATTAAATATATTCTTTAGAAATATAAAGGTTTACCAGGCTGATGAGACTAGGGATGTAGTTGAACTAGCCAGTGCCAGAACTCTATTTGTCAATAAAATAATAGTCGAATATGACTATCACGTATACAAGCATGACCCAGAAGATGAAGGTTTGACGCCAGTTTATTCATAAAAAGGCTGTATACTTACTTTGAGGAAACAAAGACCCATCTATTAACCAAAAAAAGAGGTGAAGTAAATGGCATATACTAGAGGTTCATCTAGCGAAATTATCGTTGGTGCTGCTGCGTTATTCACAGCAGATTCAACTCTTGACGCAAACACAGTTCCTGCTTTTGTATCAGACGAGTCTTATAAAGAAACACTTTCTAATTCTCTAAATACAGAAGTTAGCGCTGCTGGCGTTGAGAATGTTGGATACACCAGTAACGGTATTGAAATCACTTTCCAACCTGATTTCGGTGAAGTGCAGGTAGACCAGATTCTTGACGTTGCTAAACTTTACAAGCAAGGAATGCAAGTAACTCTTGCTACTTCGTTTGCAGAGGCAACCCTAGAGAATTTGCTATTCGCAATCGCAGGAAACAGTGATGACCTATCAGGAAGCAAAGGAACATCTTCAGGACGTATACTAGATCTTAAGTCTGGTGACATCGGAGAATGTCCAGTAGAACGTGCTCTGATTGCTGTTGGTCCAGGAACTGGTGATTGTGTTGACTCATCATCTGTTGAACGTGTATACATTGCATACCGTGCACTTTCTATTGAAAATGTAACAGTATCAGCAAAGCGTGATACCGCAACAATGTTTGACGTCACATTCCGTCTTCTACCAGAAGACGCATCAGGATCATACGGAAAAATCGTTGACCGTACAATCCAAGAATCATAAAAACTTAATATAGATCAGAAAGGACTCACTAGAAATGGTGGGTCCTTTTTGGTACAATAGAGTGATGGCAAATGCAATTTATGAAATAAAAAATATTACTACATTAGATGGTATTGAGATAGAAATATCTTCATTAAAAATAAAATATTTAAGACAATGTATGTCTGCTTTTGAAGCAATAAAAACATCTACTAGTGATTTTCAATCAATAGATATTTTAGTTGAATGTGCAAGAATATCTTTAAAACAATTTTATCCTTCATTATCTTTAAGCAAAGAACTAGTTGAAGAAAATTTTGATTTGCCAACTATATATGAAATTTTAAGAGTAGGTGCGGGTATTGATGTTAATGCAAAATCTGAAACTGCAGTCAAAGATCAAGCCCTTGAAAGTGGAACAACCTGGAAAGACTTAGATTTGGTCAAACTAGAGTCTGAAGCATTTTTGTTAGGTATTTGGAAAGATTATAATGAATTAGAAGAGTCAATATCTATGCCAGAATTATCTGCTATTTTAGTTTCTAAAAGAGAAAGCGACTATGAAGAGAAGAAATTCTTGGCTGCAATTCAAGGAGTGGATTTAGATAAGGCTAATAATAAGCAAGAGGATGATCCATGGACCAAATTAAAAAATAGAGTATTTAATCAAGGAAGAAAAGATAATGATATTTTAACCTTTAAAGGAGATAAGGCAAGACGTGCAGGGTTTGGTATTGGCATGGGTTTAGACTACGAAGATTTGACAAAAAATAACACCTCAGCGTGATATAATAATATAACCTATCTAAAGGAGTAATATGTCGACAGATAAAAATGTAGGTACTGAAGTAACATTGATGGATGGCACTAAAATTAATGTGCGTCCATTAAAAGTTTCACTTCTTAGACCTTTCATGAAACAATTTGAAAGTGTCGCTAACGTAGCAGACGATAATGAAAAATCAATTGATATTCTTATTGAATGTGTCAAGATTGCTATGCAACAGTACAATCCTGAGTTAGCAAAAAGTCCAGAAAATCTAGAAGAGATTCTGGACCTTCCAACGGTATATAAGATTGTCGAGGGTGCATCTGGTATTAAGTTAACAGCAGCATCAGAATTGATGAATTCCGTTATTGCAAATAATTAAATAAAAAGCGGGGGTGCTGTAGATGGCTGATGTCAATGCTAATATTAGTGTTAATATTGACACCTCTACAGCCCTCGCTGAATTAAAGTCATTACAAAGACAATTAGCATTATTTCATTCTTCAGTTGCTAAAAGTAGTGCTGCTGCTAGTTTAGCGCAGGGACAACTACAAAGAGAACTACTTAATACAGTCAATGCCACTGGCAAATTTGCTGCCACGATGGTTAACATTAGAACCAGTACAGAATCATTTACTCATGCGCTTGAAACTAATAAACTTGGAATGCGTGAGTATTTTAGATATGCTGGTGGTGCAACAAGAACATTTGGAAAATTATTTAAATCAGAATTTGACACAATTGGAAAAGTTTCTGAAGAACGTGTCAAGAAAATGCAAACCCAATACATTAAAATGGGTCGTGATGCAAATGGTGTTGTTAAAGCAATGGCAATCAAGCCACTTGTTTTGGACATGTCTGATTATGGAACTCAAACACAATTAGCAGCACAAAGACAGGCATTGTTTAATCAGTTAGTTAGACAAGGATCTACAAATCTATTAAACTTTGGTAAGAATACACAGTGGGCTGGCCGTCAGTTAATGGTTGGTTTTACTATTCCGTTAATGGCAGTTGCTACACAATCTGCAAGAACATTTATGGAAATGGAAGCAGCAGCACTTAAATTTAGAAAAGTATATGGAGATTTATTTACACCACAAGCAGAAACACAACAAGCATTAGCCAATATTAGAGAACTTGGTGCACAATTTACACAGTATGGAATAGCCGTATCAGATACAGTTGCATTGGCTGCAGAGGCAGCAGCAGCAGGTTTTCAGGGGGTTGATTTACAGCGTCAAACAACTGAAGCAACACGTTTATCAGTATTAGGACAGATTGAATCTCAGCAAGCACTTGAAACAACTATTTCATTGCAAAATGCATTTAGAATGTCTTCTGAAGATTTAGCAAGTTCTATTGATTTTTTAAACGCAGTTGAAAACCAAACTGTTACCTCTCTTGATGACATCACAACCGCAATACCTAAAGTTGCTCCAGTTATTCAGCAATTGGGTGGAGATGTAAAAGACTTAGCATTTTTATTAACAGCAATGAAAGAAGGTGGAGTAAACGCATCAGAAGGTGCAAATGCACTTAAATCTGGTTTAGCAGCATTAATTAATCCAACGTCAAGAGCAAGCGACATGCTTGCAGGCATGGGCATCAATATTACTAAGATTATAGAATCTAATCAAGGTAACTTACGTGCCACAGTAGTTGAATTTGCACAAGCATTAGATAGGCTTGATCCATTAACTAGAGCAAGAGCAATTGAACAATTATTCGGTAAGTTCCAGTTTGCACGTCTATCTACATTATTTGATAATGTTATTAGACAAGGAAATCAAGCATCAAGAGTTTTAGACTTGGCTGGTTCTTCTGTAGAAGATCTTGCTGCTTTATCTGCACAAGAATTAGGAATGACTGCAGATTCAGCAATGAATAAGTTTAGAAAAAGCGTAGAAGATCTTAAACTTGCATTGCAGCCAGTAGGAGAAGTATTCTTACAGGTAGTGACTCCAATTATTGAATTTTTTGGAAATATACTAGAAAAATTTTCTGGACTATCAGATAGAGCAAAAAGATTTATCACATTAATGGTTGTTGGTATTGGTGGGCTTGGTCCAGTTTTATTAATGACTTTTGGTTTATTGGCAAACGGATTAGCCAATATCATTAAATTATTTTTAAACCTAAGGAATGGTTACTTAAGATTATCTGGACAATCTCAAATACTTGGAGAACAAACTAATTATTTAACTGCTGAACAATTAGAGGCTGCCACTGTCGCAGCATCTTTAAATCAAAGTCATTCAAACTTAACACAAACATTTACTCTTGAAGCAAGTGCAGTTAATGCTTTACGTAATGCATATCTTGATGCTAATTTAGCAGCAAAAGAATTTGCAACAAGAAATCCTGGAATGATGTTGCCAAAACGGGCAAAAGGTTATGCGTCTGGTATTGTTTCTGTTCCTGGTCCAAAGGGTGCTGGAGACGTTGTTCCAGCAATGCTTTCTCCAGGTGAAGCCGTTATTCCAGCAGATATGGCAAAGAAGTATGCACCATTAATTCAGGGAATGGTTGCTAATAATATTCCTGGATTTGTTGATGGATTATTTCCAACATATACAAATGCAGTGACATTATTACAATCTGCTACAAACCAAGCATTAAAAGGTAGAACTGGAGTTAGTTCTGAATCTCTTGCAGCAGAATTTAGTAAAGGTGGGGCAGGTATTCAAGCACCAATAGTTAGAGCAGTAGCACAGGCTATGGGCGCCACTAATGTTAAGCAAGTTGTTAAATTAATTGAGTCAGAGCCAGGATTAAAACAATTTGGAAATTCTATTTCACAAGGCGTGGCATTAGAACTTAGTAAATTAGGAAAACAAAATATTACTGATCCTAAACTTACAAAAATATATCAACAAGTAGCAAGACAACAAGCACAAAATTTTGGACAACTTTATACTCAAGCAACAGAGCAATTTTTAACAGAAATTACAACATTTGAAGATACAACTAGAACTAGAATTAATAAAGAAGGACGGATACGTTCAATTGGCCGTGCAGGAATTTTTACTGGAAAGCGTTCTTATAGAAGTATGGGTTATGGCTCAGTAGCAGGAGCATTAGGTTTGTCAAGTACTAGGGGATTGGTTAAAGCACACGTAGCAGATCGAACAATGATGAGTTTGCAAGCATTAGAAACACAGGGACAACTTACTCCAGCAGCAAGACAAGCAATTATTAGACAAACACAAGGAACTACAGAATTAGTTGCACAAACAGCACAAACACAATCTCCATCTAGAATAACAAGAAAAATTGGTCAGGATATTTCTAGTGGATTGGCTTTAGGAATGAAAGATGGGCAAACTAAAGTTAATCAAGAGGCCAAACAGTTAGGAAGACTTGCAACAGATTCAAGAAATATGCTGTATGGCGGTAAAACTGGAACAATAGATCCAATAGAAAAATCTATACGTAGACAAAAAGAAAAAACTATGGGGGATATTGTTAGAGAAAGAGTAATAAATAAAAATCTTCTTAATGATCAAATACAGCAAGAAAAACAAGCAAGGCTTGCTACTATGAGAATGGCTAAGTTTAATACTGCATTAATGTCTGGTATGTTTGCGTTAACATCACTTGGTGGGGTTGCATCAATGGCTGGTGGCAATATTGGTAGACTGGGTGAAATTATGTTCCAAATAAGTGGACCATTATTTGCATTATCTTCATTATTACAAGTATTTACTGGAACTCAAATGTTGAAATTATTAAAAGAATTTCCTTTAAGATTTGGTGCAGCAGCAATAGCAATTGGTGGTTTAATAGCAGCGATTAAAATTATTAATTCTAGAAGAGAAAAAGAAAGACTTGCAATAGAAGGTTTAGCAGATGCTGCTACATTGACTACAGAAAAAGTAAAAACTCTTGGGGATTATTTTAATATAACCCCAAATAAACTTCCATCTGAAATGGCTGGAATTAGTGCATTTACAACACCAATTAATGAAAGAACTAGGATAGAAGGATTAAAAACAAACGAGGGATTTCAAAAACAATTTGCTCCAAATATTAAAAATTTAAGAAGTGCAACCGACGAACAGGCTAGATTAATTTTAGAATCTATGGCCATAGTATTGCGAGGACAAGGATTTGCAAAAGATCAAGTTAATATTATTTTAAAGGCTATTGCTGAAGAGGCTGGAAAGAGTACAGTTAAGTTAGACTTTAAAAAATTAGATATTTCTACTCAAGATGGTCAACAACAGATTGTTACAACTGCTAATGAAATTGTAGATAATTTTAATAAAGCCTTTGCTGCTGGAATACAGAAAAAATTTGCAAGAAGTCTGTCATCTCAAAAAGTCATTTCTTGGATTGAATTAACTAAAGAACAAAAGCAACAAATAAAAACTGCTGGAAAAGAATTAGGCAATATTTTATCTGGATTGGCAGGTCAATTTAAATTAGGAATTATTAATGCAAGTACATATAATGAAATGACAAAATCTCTTTTATCTACAATTTCAGATACTGAGCAAGGATTTTTATTATTAAGATCAACATTATCATCAATAAATCCTGAATTTGCAAAAGCAACTGCACAGGTTAAAGATTTTAAGAGTCAGGCATTGTTGCTTAGATCGGCAATTTTTGGTTTACAGGTTGCTCCTGAAATATTAAGCGATTTAATTAATGGTGATGTTATTCAGCAAGGCAGGGCTCGTTATCAACTTGAGCAATTAGCAACCGCTGCTGAAAAGGCTCAACAAGTTATAAATGATAAAACTGGCAATACTGGCGGAACAGGGAAAGGCCTTTTAGATATATTAAAAGAAAGAATTTTAGCCACACAAGAACAAACAAAAGCATTCATTGCTATGCGTAAGGCTGGTATTGATGCAGTAACGGCTCAAGAATTGGCTGCTGATCCAGAATTAAGAACTAAATTAATAGCAGCAGCAAAAGCAGGTAAAAAGGCTTGGATGGATGCCACAGCAGCAATTAAATCTTATGCAGCAGAACAGAAAAAATTAAACCAAATGTTGGTTGCTGGACAAGATCAAGGAGATTATGAAAAATCTCGTTTAGAGATGGCTCAAAAATATATTGATTTACAAGAACATATTATTGATATGCAGAATCAGCCACAATTACAAAAATATGATGCAGAAATTACTTCAATTAACAATCAATTAGATGATATAAAAATTAAAGAAGATCAAATTAATGAAAATTATAATAAACAAACTAATGCTCTTAATAAAATAAAAAACATTAATGAAAATATTAATAATTTACAAAAACAAAGATTATCAATTGCTGATGCCTTAACAAGAGGAGACATTTCTGCAGCAGCACAAGCAATTCAGGATGCTAGGGCACAGCAATCATCTATGTCAATGGAAGTATCACAACAAGCATTAGAATTAGGTAGAGATAATGCAATCGCAGCACTTGGCAAAAAAGAATTGGAAACACAGTTAACGTTATTACAAAAACAAAAGAAAGCATTAGAAGATAATATTCAATTAGAAAAAGACAGAATTAAGTATCTTGGCATGACTAAAAATCAAATTGATAATGCGGTTAAAGCCCTTGATCTTGCTAAAAGTGCAGAAATTGATATTAATGATCCTAATTTCTTAAATAATATATTAATAGGCGCAAAAGGTGATGCTGGTGCATTAGAAGAGGCTCTTAAAAAAGTGGCACAACAAGCAAAAGAAGCATTTACATTGTTGACTTTATTAAGATCTAAGCAAATTGAGCAGCCAACTTATACTGGATCTGGAGCAGGATATTATATTGGTGGAGGCATGGGTGGTTACGATGCTGCTGGTAGATATGTAGGAACTCCATTTGGTCAAGCAATGTATGGTGGATTTATTAAGAGAATGGCTCCAGGTGGAATTGTTAATGGTACTGGAATGACAGATAAGGTTCCTACTTTATTAACACCAGGCGAATTTGTGATTAATAAAAATGCTGCACAAAGGTTTGCACCATTATTAAATCAAATCAATGAATCAAAATATCCAGATAGTTTATCTTTTGGCGGTACGCCAGTAGTTACTGCAGCAACAAACACTTCTGTAAATAATTCTAACACAGTGTATAATTATAGTTTGAGTGTTACCGCTAATACCGATGGAGCAAGTCCAGATGATATTGCAAGAACGGTTATCTCTCATATTAGAAATTTGGATGCTCAAAGATTAAGGAGTAATAGATAATGGTTGACCAACAATATTTTGCTGGAAGAAAAAGATATGCAAGGCCACAGGCCATGCTATGGTCAAATAATCTTGGAACTTTAGTTAATGAATCTTATATTCCAGATGGTTATGAAATTGGTGGAGAATATCCAGTAGGCACAGATTCTTCTTTAATAGATCAGTTTTTAGTACTTTCTGATCATAATAGAAGTGAGTTGCAATTTTCTTCAGAAAGAATTGAATCAAGACGCAGGATGATCAATGGATCAATGAGATCATATCATATTGCAGACAAACTTTCTTTATCAACATCTTGGAGCATGTTACCTTCTAGATCATATAAACAAAATCCAAATTTTGATGATACATTTGGTATTTCTGAAGATTATTGGCGAACACAAGATGAATATACTGTCGATGGTGGTGCTGGTGGAGTAGATATATTAGATTGGTATGAAAATCATAAAGGACCATTTTGGGTATTTTTATCTTATGATAAATATACTGTTTATGGAAGAGAAGAACAAGACTATCAAAAACTAGGACAATATACACAAGTAATAAAAATGTATTTTAAAGATTTTAGTTATAATATAGTCAAGCGTGGTCAAAATAATTTTGATTTGTGGAATATAAATCTTACATTAGAAGAGGCATAATGTTTTCTAATATTGATTTAATTGAACACTTAAAGTCATCTGATTCAATATCATTAAATTCTGTTGTAATTTCAGAATGGAATTTAAATATACCTGGCAATATTAAAAAAATTGGTAACTACAGATATCGTCAAACAGAAAGTAATAGTATTTATAATACATTACCAAATACTTATGATCCGTCAGATTTAGGAGACTATTATACTGATGCAACAATTTCTTATGCTATTTCTCCAACCCAGGTAGATAACAATAATAATTTACAAAATTTTTATTCAGAACAACAAAAAATGTCAACATTGTTTTCTTTGGAGTCTTGTACTTATCCGTTTAGACCTAGATCTGGAATAAATAAAACAATGTATTTTCCAGTAAAAAGATCAAATATTTCTTCAAATTTTTCTGGAGTATATCTTCCAAACAATACACAATTTGGAAATTATCAACCAAGATATTACATGGCATCAAGAGATGATCAATTTAAATATTGGACTTCATATAGAAAAGAAGATAATGTTGAAAGGGGTATTGCTAACAAAATATTAAATAATAGATACATTATTGATGACGCATGTCCTTTTATTGTATATACAAAAGAAATACCAACAAATAGAATTGTTATTAAAATGCAAACCAATGTAGGATATGTTGATTCTGGTTCGTATCAAACTACAGGATCATCTTTTACCGATCCATTTTATGGATATCAAAATCAAACAACACCTAGTAGATTTAAGATACAAATATTAAAAGATGATAGTTGGGTAGATATTTTCAGAGTTAATGAAAATGATACCAGAAATGACGGATCTCCAATAATTAATGCAGACGGATATTTAGAAATATTTTATTATGATAATCAATGGTTTGTTGGTTCATCAACAGTAGATTATGATACGCCTTTTGTTACAGATCTTACTGATCCTATCACAGAGATAGATAGCAATACTGGGGTAGAATATTATAAAGAATTTCAATATATTAAAGGAATAAGAATGGTTGTTGAGTCAATGAATAAGTTTGACTCTACCTTTGATTTAATAGAAATTTCTCCTAGATTAACCGCTGATATTTCTAATAAAGTATTAAATTTTAAAATTAATAAAATGTTATCAGATATGAATAGTGGGGCATTGCCAGTAGGACAGTTGCTAGCCTCAACTGGTGAAATAGAAATTTTTGATGAAGATTTTTCTTTTAATGAAAATAACTCTAACAGTATAATTTATGATTATTTAAATAAAAATATTAAAGTTACATTTTATGAAAATATTTTTGACAGCAACTCTATTGATTATTTTATTCCTATAAAAACATTATATGCGGATGGATTTCCACAATCAAACACTAACGATGCAACAATTAAATTAACACTAAGAGATTTCTATTTTTATTTTGAATCACAAAAAGCACCAGAAATATTATTAACCGATGTTTCTTTAAGTGTTGCAATATCTATGCTATTAGATTCAATTGGTTTTACAAACTATTCATTTAAAAGATTATCAAATCAAGTAGATCCAATTATTCCATATTTCTTTATTTCTCCTGGACAAAATATTGCTGAAGTTTTAAATCAATTAGCAATATCAACACAGTCTGCAATGTTTTTTGATGAATATAATAATTTTATAGTTATGAGTAAAGAGTATATGATGCCAGATAATAATGAAAGAGATATTGACTTTACGTTAGTTGGAACAAACACTCAAACTGGTATATTTGTTAATCCAGATGCTGAATCTCCACAAGTAACTAACTATAACAGTGAAAACTATTTACCAAATATTATAAATATTGCATCTGAAAACAAAAGAATTTATAATGATGGAAGAATTAATTATACTAATAGATATATTCAAAGACAATATAGTTCAATAAAACAATCTGCTTTAGTTGATCAAGAAAAAACATGGATATATAAACCAGCACTACTTTGGGAAGTATCTGGAGACAATGCTACAAAAAGTATTAATGAGCAGGTAGCAAAACAAGGAAACTTTATTCTAGGAGCAATGCCATTAAATTCTAATCTCACATCAGAATTACCAAAGGTAGTAAACAATGTTTTAATTAATAATATTATTGATATTGGAGAAAATGTATATTTTTTAACCAGATATAAAGGATACCTGTATTCATCAGGTGAGGTTATTAGATATGACGCTGCTCAATTTAATGTAAGTGGTATTGGCAATGTTTGGATTAGCAATAATCAAGAATATCAAGATTATTTTGGAGCATTACCGTTTAATGGAAAAATTTATCCAACTGGTTTGTTAAGAATATATTCTGTACCATTTTATGAAACTGTAAATAATATATCTAGACTAAAAAATGGTTCAGTAGTAGAACATGGTCGTGGACAATTTGGAACACAGGTTACAAACCACCATGCTGGAATATCTGATTATTGGTCAAATAATTCCTATGTTCGTGGTTGTGAAATGAAATCTTCTTTATTATTTAGTACATCTCCATCACCTATTTTACCAAATACAGAATTAGGAAATGCAGGTATTAATAATTCTCTTGCACAAAAATCATCAAGAACTGGAATCATTAAAAACTTTTTAGCAAGTAATTATTTATCAGAAACTGAAATGAATAATTTAAAATCTACTAATACTGGAACAATTCAATCATCTGCATTGGTTATGACTGGGCCAGCATTTGAAACCACACAATCACCAATAGATTTTATTTCTTATACTTATAAAGAATTGCCAAACACATATAAACATTTTGGCACTAGAATGAGAATAATTGGAAAAGTTGAAAATAACGAAAATAAATTACAAACACCAATTGGTAGCGCTCCATATTATCAAATTCCAAAATCAGATCCAAGTCAAAATATTAATATTGGTGGAGGATCTGGCGGTTTAGCATTAATGTTAAATTCATCTAATAACAATGGATACTATTTTGAAATTGCAGCATTAACCGAAAATAATGTTGAATCTTATATGCCAAAAAATAGTGATGGAACAACAAATACTGTAATCTATAATGTTTTGTTTTATAAAATTAAAAAAGAAGTTGGAACTTCTGTAGCAATACCAGAAAGATTGTGGGGAGGTTTGGCCAGTATATTAGTAGACGATGGACGATTTACTGGACAGTATAGATATGTGGGAGAGCA